CTTGTCAAGCGAACGGGAATTAAATAATTTTGAATAAAAATCGTGTTCAAACTGCAGAGCTTCAACACCAACGTGCTGGTCAAACCTGGAAGCATCCATGCCAACACAAACTGGTGATGTGAATTTCTCCCACTTGGTTTTAATTACTTGCGCCTGTTGTTCAGCATTGTATTTGCTCATAATGGTGGGCGAGTTAAACAGCTCATCGATCACATCATAAACTTTATGCTCTAATGGTAGCAGGTATTTGCCAACTTCGACATTAAACCTGGCCTTGCGAGGTTGTATAACCCTCGGTGCGGGGTCAGGTTTAATACTTAAGTTGATTTTCTCCGCTTTAACAAACGTACTAAGATGTGAATCCGGAACACGGAGAGGTTTTAACGCCAATCCGTCACTTGCAGCCTGGTAAACAGCACGACGGCGTCCCTTGTAGTAGTTGACAAAAGATTGTCTACTCACAGGGGATTGTCGGCCGAGCCTAGCTACTAGTGTACGCTTGTATAATCCACATCTTTTGTTAAACACGCCAGGTTGGTTGGCAATAGGTGTTGCCAATGCACCATTAGTGAATAACACCCTCTCTCCAACCCCGCGCATCAGGTTGTTGAGTGAGTTGTTATGGGTCGTGATAATGTCGTCGCAAATGTACTGACCCATGCTTAAGTACTTGCGACGTTTCGACACCCCAGATTTCAATGGAAGAATTCCTGGATAGACACCGGGTGTAGTGTCCATCCCTTCCATTCTCTGTGGGCCCCATCAATTGCAATCTAGATCGATGCCCAAGTGGGTCTCGACCATCTTGCAATCTAAGTTGTATTGTGTTTTCTTTACAGCTAATCTCTTAAGCTCAGAGGCAGAGGGAATGAATACCATTTCAGTGGCGATATCAACGTTATCCATTATATGTCTAGCCAAAACGCCATGTTCGATACAGTTGTCGTAAAGATACTTCCTAACGCACATGCGATTTGCCTCATTTCTCTTGAGCCTACCAAATTTTGCTTTGCCAATTTTCACTAAATAAGCGCGAAATGGCGCCTTGCATCTAACTCTACGTTTGACTTTGCCAACTGTGTCAACAGAGTCAATCGCATTGTTAGAAACTATATCAGCAACGTCATCAACAACGTCAATATTAGAACTTTCGATGCAATCGAAAACTTGTCCAACCTCAATATTAACCTTGTCAACAATTTTACGTGCCATAATTTTGTGCGTTAAAGTGGTCGAAAATACATTTACCAACCTTGAGTATTCCAACTCCAATGAGAACCGATTGCCCCGCCGGGGTCAGTACCATTGCCATTTTAACGCGTTGAGTGCGACGTAAAC